GGAGGGGCACGACGATTATTTGATGAGTCTCGCCCTGCTAGTTGAGGGGGCAAAAGACTTTATTCCGAGAATAGCCAAGGGAGGCTTACGAAATGAATGAATTTAATCCTTCAGAATTAGCCCGCATCGACACCAACAGGCTAGCCGACTACACCAACAACCTCAATTTCTACAAAGGCAGCCAGTGGGAGAAGCAAGGGAGGCACCGCCAACTGGTATTTAACTATGCTAAGGTGGCCATTGATAAGGTCACCAGCTATCTAATGCAGGGATTGACCTTCGCCTGTTACCCTGCCGAGAACACCGACGAGCTCAAAGAAAAGGTTGTCCGTGCCGAGCACCTACTCCAGGACGTCTATCAAAACAACAACCTGCAGCAGCTAGACTGGGAGACCGAGATAGACACCGCTATCCTGGGAGACGGCTGCTATAAGGTTATCTGGGACCCGGACGAGAAGCGCATCAAGATAACCGCCCCCGATATCAGAGGTATTTACGCCTGGTGGCTTGGTGACGACTTGAGTAACGTGTGGCGGGTGGCTTCCAGGTATAAGCTCAGTAAGGCCGAGGCCGACCTTCTTTATGGCGCCACAAAAGCGGCCACCGTCACCGAGCTGTGGACAGCTAAGGACTTCGAGCTTTTCCTGGATAACGACCGCATCGAGTCCAAGCCCAACCCCTACGGCTTCATCCCGTTCATTATCTTCCCTAACTTGAGGGAGCCTAAACAGTTCTGGGGGACTTCCGATATTCCCTCGGTTAAGCAGCCGCAGCGGGAGTTGAATCGAGCGGTCAGTCAGTTGTCTCGTATCTTAGAGCTCTCAGGCAATCCCATCGCAGTCCTGGAGAACATCGGCGAATCAGAAGATATCCAGGTCCAACCAGGAGCAGTGTGGACCATCCCCGAAGATGCCAAGGCCTACTTGCTAGACCTGCTCCAAGGCGGCGGCATCAGACTCCATATCGATTACATTGATTTGATTTACCGCTGCCTTCACGATATCTCCGAAACGCCCAGGGCAGCCTACGGTGGCACCGAGAGGGACTTGTCAGGTGCGGCGATGCAGATTGAGCTCGGGAGTCTAATTCAGAAGGTCACCCGCAAAAGGACCATCAGGACGAACGCCTACCACCAGAGAACCGACATTATACTGAAGCTAGCTGAGAAATACCTCGGCCAGAATTTCGACGGTATTACCCACCGTGTTGTGTGGGGAGAGATCCTTCCCCAGGATACCCAACGGCAGGCTCAGAACGAGCAGCTCCTTGTACAAGCCGGAGTCCACTCCAGGAGAACAGCCATGGACGAGATGGGGATAATAGACCCCGACGAGGAGTTCATCAGGTGGCTTGAGGAGAGGGAGAAGATCCTCGAAATGAATCAGGAGTTTAGGGCAGCCTCCACACGTGGCGGAGCGAGAGAGAGAGCGGTTGCCGCGGATATGGAAGTGCCTGAATAATAACTCAAATCTAGGAGGAATTTATGGCAGAAGCCAACAATAAGGACGACCAGGAGAATAAGGAAGTCCCGGAGAACCAGGACAACGCCCCAACGACCGAGGACATCGCCGCCGTGAAGGCTCAGCTCGAGGAGGAGCAGAAGGCCAAGACCGCCCTGGAGGAAGCCATGGCCGCCAAGGACACCAAGCTCGCCGAGCTCGAAGCGGCGCTAAGCGAAGCGAAGCAGGGAAGCGAAGCTTCCACCGCTGAGCTCGCATCGGTGAAGGGAGCCAGGGATGAAGCCGTTTCCAAGTACCTCGGCATGGCCAAAGCCTCCAATCCCCAGGTCCCCGAGGACATGATCACCGGGGAGACCATCGCTGAGATCGACGCTTCAGTCGAGAAAGGCAAAGGGCTTGTCTCTGCGGTCAAGAAGACCCTGGAGTCGGAAACTGCGGCAGCCAAAGTACCTGCAGGAGCTCCAACCAGGGGAGAAACGACCGAAGGCATGGACAATAAGGAGATGATCGCCGCAGGACTTCGTCAAAAAGGAGGAACTAGCTAACTATGAGCATATCTTTAGCAGAAGCATCAAAACTCTCTACCGATATCCTTCTCAAAGGAATCATAGAGACTATAATCAAGGACAGCCCTATACTGCAGGAGCTGCCCTTCATTCAGATTGTAGGCAACAGTCTGAAGTACAACCGTGAGAAGACGTTGCCTACCGTTGGGTGGTATGCACCTGTATCGGGAACGTGGACTCAGTCAGAGCCCGAGTTCGAGCAGGTGACCGCTACCCTCCAGATCCTTGGCGGAGACGCCGACGTCGACAACTTCCTTAAGGCAACCAGGAGTAACATCCAGGACCTCGAGGTTGCCGTCATCGAGCAGAAGGCCAAGGCGGTCCAGCATGAGTTTGAGAACGCCTTCCTTAACGGGTCGGGTGCCAGTGAACAGCCCTCGGGGTTGTATGTCCTGCTTTCGGACACAGCCTGGGTAGCCGATACCGTCACAGAGGTGGGCGATATCGTTGTCCCGACCGAAGGCCTGGAGAACGGCTTCCGGTATGAGTGCACGGCGGCAGCCGGTGATAAAAAGACTCATGCCACCACCGAGCCCACCTGGCCAACCCAGGAGGGAGCCACCGTTGTTGACGACCAGGTGACGTGGACCTGCAAGTACGGTCACCACTTGGGAACGGGAGCCAACGGTGCCACGTTGAGCTTAAACAACCTGGATAAGCTCATTGACCTTGTCAGAGGCGGTAAGCCCGACATGCTCTTGATGAGCAAGCGGAGCCGGAGGAAGCTCCAGTCTCTTATCAGGGCGTCAGGTACAGTCCTCGAGACCCGACCAGGGATGTTCATGGAGCAGATCCAGCTCTATAACGGCATCAGGATAGCCGTTTCCGATTGGATCAAGGACAACTACACCGTCGGCACTTCCACGGGAGTTTGCTCGGCTATCTTCGCCTTCCAGATGGGCGAGGGTGGCGTATGTGGGCTTTCCAGCCCCGAAATGCTGCAGGTGGAACGGCTTGGCTCACTGGAGACCAAGGACGCCACCAGGACGAGGGTGAAATGGTATGTGTCGCTAGCCCTCTTTTCCGGTGTGAAGGCCGCCATGATGACAGGGGTGAAGGACTGATAAAAGCTTGCCAGCATTGCCTGGCAAGGCCACATTTTACACCTCCTGCGCTAGGGGAGGGGGATATCGACCTCCCCCTCCCTCTTATCCCCTCTCCCTTGACGGGAGAGTCCGTCAGCCGACGGAAGGGTGAGGGTGAAATGAAATGTAGTTGCCTGATTTATCAGGCCTAAGAAGGAACAGGTGAGATTATGGATCTAGCAACAATGAGAGCGAGAGTCCGTGAGGACCTCCAGGACGAAGATGCACAGAATTACCGTTGGACCGATGACCAGGCGGACGGAGCCATCGAGAGGGTGGTCAAGGAGTTCTCCATCGTCTACCCCATCCAGCAGCAGGACGACATCGCTACCGTGGAGAGCTCAAGGGAAATCGATATCTCCAGCCTGTCAGGCCTTATTAAAGTGGAGTCCGTTGAGTTCCCCATCGGCGAGAACCCCACCTACTACCAGAAGTTTCGACTCTGGCAGGATACTATCCAGATGACCGACGAAGGAGACGGCAGCGATGCCCGGGTAAAGTGGTACAAGGAGCACACCCTAAATGGATCATCGTCGACCATCCCCGCTCAGTTCGAGGAGCTCATCGTCCTGGGAGCCACCGGATATCTTGCATCATCAGCATCAGTCTATACCGTTGACAAAGCCACCATCGCTGGCAAGTGGGCCACCATCAACTTCTTGAAGTGGGGAGAGCAGAGGCTTGAACGCTACGAGAGCAACCTTAAAGCCCTCAAAGGCCGAGTGATCACCAGGGAGTTCTACAACCTCGACTAATTCTGATGCTGCACCTCGGAATCGTTAAGACCTTCGACAGTGAGAACCACAAGGCGGGAGTCCAGTTAGCGGGATCGCTAACCACCTACCTTGACGATATCGCCGTTGCCACAAACATCGCACCAGAGGCGATGACCGTCGGCAACTATGTCCTGGTAGCCATCCCTGGGGGAAATCCCCGGGATGCTTGCATCGTGGCTTCGTGGCCAGCAGGGAGCTCAGGGATCAGGGACCATGGAGACCTCGACGGTTTAGCTGACGATGACCATTCTCAATATCTTAACGTCTCCAGGCATGACCTGGTAGCAAGACATCCTTTGGCGGTGCTGGATACTGCAGTCTGCAGTGAAACCGAAGCTGATAGTAAGATAACCACCCACAAGAACAATGCCTCAGCTCACCACACCAAGACCACCAACGCCTCTCAGCTAACCGCAGGCGAATTACCCACCGCCAGGATAGCAGTCAATGTCAAGAACGGCAGCCTCACCTTCGTCATCGATGGCGGCGGCGAGGCCATCACCACAGGGGAGAAAGGTCACCTCGAAATACCCTTCGCCTGCACCATTAAACAGGTAACAATGGAAGCCGACCAATCAGGATCAATCGTTGTGGATATCTGGAAGGACACCTATGCCAACTTTCCGCCAACCGATGCTGACTCGATAACGGCGTCAGCTCCCCCGACGATATCCTCAGCACAGAAGTCTCAGGATTCCACCCTTGCGGGTTGGACAAAGTCCATATCCTCGGGTGACATCCTGGCATTTAACGTCGATTCATGCAGCACGATTCAAAGAGTCACAATCAGCTTGCTAGTCGAAAAGACTTAGGAGGGACAAGAACATCACTGCAAAACGGCAGCGAAAGGGGGGAAAGTGAGGAAAACCCTGGAAGAAAACTCAAAAGCCCGTCCTCGCACGTTTTTCAAGGGTATTGTGCCTGAAGAGCTACTCAGCACACCAGAAGAATGGCATGCGTTCGTCATCGGATTCTTCGAGATCCTGTGCCCCTGGCCACCCCGTCACTCAATAAACTCAACAAACCCAATAAACCCCGAATACCACTATTACCTGGCAGGTAGAGCCATCTCGGTGCTGGCCTGGATCGCCATCGCCAAACTTATCCAGGTGGTGTTCTTCTAATGTCATTACGAGGAGCATAGCGACGTGGCAATCTCATGAAAACTTTATCAGCAACCCTCGAATCCGCTCAGAAGAAACCCGACCGCCTTCCTTACGTCGAGGCGAAGGTCTACGACTTCGAGCAGGGGATCAAGAGGCTATCCTGGTCAAGACTCTATGAAGGCAGCGAAGCCGACAATCACCACAGCATCGCCTTCGACGGCCAGGGGAGCATGCACCGCATCAGGGCGGACTCCAGTAATAAGCTCTATCGCCAGAAGATACCAAACCCTAGTCCCCAGTCCCAATTCTCCAACTGGACCCAAATAGCCACGAATTGCCAGGGCCCGTGTGCCATCGCCGCTTATGGAGCCAAGATTTACATCTTCTATCGCACCACAGGAAATGTCCTGTGGAAGTATTATTCCCATAACTACGGCCAGGATTGGTCAGATGCTCAGCTCGCAAGCTACGCCGATGTCCTGTCTATGGCAGCCACATGGTGGGGAACGGGAAACATCGTCGTTTGCTTTGCTGCCAAGGCATCGGAGCTCAATGGTATTGTCCTGGATAGCTCGGACCAGGAGACCAGCCAGCATACCCACAGCGAGCCGATAACCCACCCCCTAACAGCCACCTACGGCATCGGAGCTTCCTTCACCCCGAACCATATTGACGTTGTCTTTGCCGCTAAGGAGACGGCGGAGCCGTACAGTTTCATTGCCCTGTATCGCACTGAGCTCGATAGTAACTACGATTGGCTTGCCTTCCAGTATTTTATCACTGCCCCCGACGGTGAGGACGTCACCTATGAGTACCCCGATTGTCACAACCCTGCATCAGCCCAGGACTACGAGAACACCCAGCTCACCGCGGTGGAGAAATACACCGGCACGACAGCCTATACCAGGCCGTTAATCTGTCACGCCGCCAGAGGCTCAGCCTTCAGCTCCATGGCCTTCACCGAGCCCAAGCCCTTCTTGAACACCAGTTCGAGTTACGGCCTACGGCTCCAGAGCACCGCCACCCATTGGTGGCTGGAACGACCCGACGGAGTCTGGAGAGCCACCAGGGCAGCGGGAACCCCGCTAGATCTCACCCAGGATATTTTGTCATTGCGAGCGGAGCGTGGCAATCTCGTCATCGAGCTCGACAATTCCAAAGCCCAGTACGCCACCCCGCCCGCAAAGCGAAGCGAAGTGGTCTTGAAGTTAGGCTATAAGACTTCCCAGGGAAGCGAAGCGGTGGAGGTGGGGAGGTACTGGATCGATTCCTGGGAATACTCCTCTTCTCTCAACACATCACATATTACTCTTCACTGCCTGGACGGTTGGGGGCTGGCGGATAGGTGGTCCTCAAGGTTCCAGATGCGGTGGCCCGCCGATAAGAGAGTGTGGGAGATCATCCAGGAGATTATCTGCCGGTGGGGAATCAACCTCATCATCCCCGCTGGAGTACCCAAGAGCTCAGCGGTTGATAACCTCTATCCCGACTTCACCCTGCAGCCAGGGACCAGGGGAGACGCAGCACTGAGACGCATCCTTTCGTTCATCCCCGACGCCCTCATATTCGACGGCAACGAGGCCTATGTTAAGGACCTGAAGGACGACGAAGCGAGCTCGTATTCCTACGGTACAGCCCACGTTATCCTCCAGGGTAGTTACGCATCACACATTACGCTATCACGGGCCCGTGCCGTAGGCAGGGACGGTGAAGATAACCGAATCGTTGAAGACGCTTTCGATTGGGCTAGCCTCCAGCTCGGCATCGATATCCTTGAGCAGGACTACGACCCCAACCTTCAATCAGCCGCCAGGGCCCAGGAGAGAGCCGACGCTATCCTCCGGAGGGAGTCATTGCGAAGCCAGGGGGGTCAAATAACCATACCCGTTAATTGCGGCCAGGAGCTCTACGACGTCATCACCGTCACCGATGCCCGCTGCGGGATCTCCAGCAAGAAGTATCGGGTACTCGATATCGAGACTGCCCTCAGCCTTCGCCATCCGTTAGCTAACGGATATCAGCAGAGGTTGACCGTTGGAGCCCCGTAATGATTCGTTTTCCGAAAAAAAGTTCGGGACCGCAACCACCCCGAATTTATGGTATACCTTAAATGAGACTTCAGCCCCACTACTTTTGTCCGAGAGGCGTCAAAACCCGCAAGCGGAAGGGACAGCCCAAAGCCCGCAGGGGAGACGTCAAGGTCTGCTACGTCCGAATCAAGCGTCGGTGGGTGCGAGTGGGAACGATATGCCTTCACTGCCGCCAATTTACCGCCGAAATATGACAGCCCCCCGCCTTCTTTGTTGTAGGGGACAAAGCATGCTTAGAGATGTTAAAAGGATTTAGAGGGAGTCAAACAAGAAAGGAGGAGCATGAGACTAGAGACACCACAACCAATAATCAAAGTCCAACTTGTCCTGGGAAGCCAGGCAGAGAAGGAATATCTAAAGGCCAGGAAGGGTAAGTCCGACGAGGCTTTGGCAGAGGTTGAACAGGTGTTCATCGGCAAGCTAGCCAAGGCAGGATTCCCCTCCATCGGCGACTATCAAACCACCGTTCGTAACTACGGTCATTGGTGGAGAACCTTGAGAGTCATATACAAACAATCAGCCGAGATACTAGACGGCATCCAGGAGATAACAAGAACAGGCGAGGACTGGATAGGCTACACCTTCTATGACCATACCACCATATACGTTCCAGACATAGACCAGGCCGACACCATCATAGACACAGACTACTGCAACCGCCACAGTCTAGAAGTTGTGGCTGACCACACCGACCCTCACGGAGGCTACATCGCAGAGCCAGGAAACTTCGGAGTCATGATCGGTCTGCAGCGACCAGCCTCGGGACAAGCAGTTGCGATGACACTAAGGAAAGTAACAAAGGCCATGCTTCTTAAACACTACGGCATCGACGTTACCATAGACAACAACGAGCTCATGTTCAAAGGAAAGAAGATCTACGGAGGAGCGGGAGCCGACATAGGGAGGGTCGTCATAGGAACTGCAGCTCTAACCCTCAACTTCAACGCCACCCTGGCCAACCGAGTCTTGAAGAAGCGGCCCGACCATCCAACTATCAAAGACCCTCATTCCCTTAACGACCTCTTGGGCCGAGTCATCGACCCCGGGGAAATGCTTCGATACCTTATAGAGGAGTGGCTTGAAACTACCCAAAGCACAACGACAGATAGCGAATGGCAAAAGAAACTCTAAGACCAACAGCAGACGGTGACGCAACCAACCTCACCCCCGTCGGTGCAGCCAACAATTGGGAGTGCGTCAAAGACGTAACCCCCGACGACGATACTACCCGTGTCGAAACGAATAACACTGGCGCCTACGTCAAAGACTTATATGAGATTAAGAACCATACTCTTGCAGAAGGCACCCCTCAACGAGTTGAAATTACTTATAGGATCTACAACAAAGGCTACGTAATCATCAAGCCCGACACCACCGAGTATCCAGGCGAAGTAAAAGAGCCTGGCGGCTGGGGGACCTATAAAACAGTCTGGAACCAGAATCCAGAGACCCAGGCACCGTGGACATGGGCCGACATAGACAAACTCCAGATTGGTGTTGCGCTAATGGCTACAATGACAGAACAGAAGGGCGTATTACTCAGTAAATGCACCCAGGTGAATGGCGATGTGATCACAACCGTTATCCCAACAGTAACAACACCGGACGCAACAGACATCGGCTCCACCTCAGCCAAAATCCAGGGCACCATCGCCGACGACGGATATGAGGCTTGTAGTGAAAGGGGCTTCGACATCAATATACGGGAAGCCGCCCCCGACTGGCTTTCACCCACCAGCCACCTGGATGAAACCGACAAGTGGACAGACGAAACCAAGGGCTATGATGAGAACGATGCAACCTATGCCAACAACGGTCCCCAACCACCAGGAGGAGCCAAGGGAGGCTGGCTCGACTTCATATACGGTAGCTCATTTATGTGCACTGGCTTCAAGATACTGTGCATACCTGGTTCCTCGAGCAGCATCAGTGTACAAGTTGACTTCTACTATGACGACGCCTGGCATACCGTTTATCTCCAAGGTGGCAGCGCAGGTTGGAGGTCACTCACAGGATTAACTCCTCGCATCATGACCAAAGCCAGGCACCAGCAGTCGTTAGGCTATTCCGCTGTAGAACGCCGCTGCCAGGAATTTTACTTTTTCGAAGGGATGATATGGACGGAGGAAGGCAGCTACACCGAAGGCAGCTTCAACCACATCATCACAGACCTAGTCCCAGAGACCAAATACTACTTCAGGGCCAAAGCCAAGAACAGTGAAGGCTGGGGATACGGGGCCTGGAAGGACTTCACCACCACAGAGGAAACCACCACCGTCGGACGTTCCCACGGCTACGTAATGAGCTAACCCGCCACAAAGACGCCACAGAAACGTGACAGAAACGTGACAGTTACGCCCTCACCGGTGAACCACCATCCCCACCCGAGAACCACCCGACGGAGCGGGAACGGCTACGCCGCCCGCAGGCTCGCCGATGCCGTGGACGGCTCAAACCGTCGCCGCCACCGCACGGCTCGAAGGTGAGGAATTTATACTATCCATG